TGTATTATTTATTATATGTATTGAACTTGATACTACATTTAAAACAAAAAAAAATGAAAAACATAATAAAAGACGAACTAAAAGAGTACTCAAATAGTAGCATAAATAATGAAACAATTGGGGATTTTAATATAACTACTGAAACAATTAATTGTATGTATACTACTGATACTTCAAAAAAAATACCAAATTTAGATTTGTTCGTTGTAAGAAAATCTAATAAATTTAATAAAAAAATACTTCCACAAAAAAGGGAATAATTTTTTTATAATTATATATTAATTAGCAAATTTATAATTATAATGATTAATGTTAAAAACAATATACATAAAAAATTTACAAGAACATTCAAAAAATCATCAATTAAAATGCGTTTACGTAGACGAAAACAAAGAACAACTCGTAAATTTAATAAACTAAAATGTTCGCCATATCAAACAAAAAATATAGACGAAGAATTAAAAGATTACACTTGCTATTCAAGGAGCAACCTACAAGTATTTAAAAATGTATGGAATGCTAATAATAGTGATAAAATAGTAACAAATAATAGCAAAGAAATATGGGGGTTTTTTAAGAACAAATTAAATAAGCAGTGTTATGATGAATTATGCTGGTTAAAAAATACTTCATTAAGAAAAGTTAATAATAGTGAATTATTAGTAAAAGAAATATTTAAACCTTTCTCTCCTGAATCTTGGTCTAACAAACCAAATACTTGGTTGTCTAGTGTTGATATAATAAAAATAATGAAGCAATATGAAAAATCGAATAGCAATTTCAAGTTTATTGGCCCATCACCTATTGATTTTGATTCCAAAGAATTATTTTCAACTTGTGTGTGGGAGCAATTATGTAATTTCAATTTAGAGGAACATGTGAGAAATAAAATTAGTAAAATAGGCATAATATTTAATACTGATCCTCATGATAAACCAGGACAACATTGGATAGCATTATTTTTAGATTTAACTAAAAAATTTATTTTTTATTTTGATAGTAATGGGGATAAAACACCTAAACAAATTAAGGTTTTAATTGCTAGAATAGTAAACCAAGCACATAATCTAAATATTAAATTAATAGCAGATAATAATGAAGGTTTCACACATCAAATGGGAGATGGACAATGTGGAATGTATGCGTTATATTTTATAATAGAATTATTACAAGAAAATAAAACATATAATTATTTTAAAACTACACATATTAAAGATGAAACAATGAGAGAATATAGGAAAAAATATTATAATGAGGCAAATATAAAATTGAGTTCGCTATTTAATGATTAATTTTTTACTTGCTCTTGTTCTTCGTGCTCTGCAATTAAATATGGACTAACCCTAGAAATGTTAGTATTATTTTTCTTAGTTAAATCTAATTAAGTTAATATATATTCACCACATGGGCCACAATTGTCTTCATTTGCCAAATCTATTTTCTTGTTTAATTTAATAGCACATCGCTCTTGATTCCATCGCCCAAGCGGACCCACTTCATTTAAAAATAACATATTAAATAGTGTCTTGCTATATAAAAACTTGGTTGCTTTTGTGAAAGGCATTATGTTTATTATTATACTATAAACAAAGTTAGTATAATAATAAATCAATTTTTAAATAAAAATGGTGTGCATAAATAAAATTGAAATAGTTTATAGGTAATCACCCTTATATTATAGCAATAGCAAAGCAGTAATGGAGCCAACGAACAAAATCCCCAAGCGTAAAATTATTAATTTTAGATGCGTCATGGGTTGGTTTTGCTGTCCTATGGGAAGCACTATTTATCTTCTTAGAGATATACGAAACACTATGATTCATAATAAAGCTGAGAAAAAATATGATATACAAAGAAATGAACTATTGAATATGATTAACTTGGAGGACGAAAAAGAACAGAATCCTAATCCTTTTGCAATCTCTAATTAGGTAATAAGTTTCGTCAATCCAAGTTTCGTGAATTTTTTTTAAATAATATGCTATGCATAAATAAAATTGAAATAGTTTTTAAATAAACAAAACAAAGCATAACTAAACTATGAAATATATCCTAGCGTTTTTGTTTATGCTAATTATTACACCTCGTGCGATGTCGTTAGGAAAAGTTTATCCTACGCGTCTTCCAGTTAAGACCTCTTCAAGTCATTGTGTTGTAAAAACTATTTCTGAATTGCCCGAATTTGCCAATCTCATTTCAGACGTTGATAATAGTCGTCGATTTTTAGAACTTCGTGAGGGCATCAATAAAGCAAAGGCAAAGCACTTCACATTTCGGACTATGTGTGGAACTACGTATGTAAGCATTTTTGGTATTAAGTAAATAAAAATAAAAAAATTGTATATAATTTAATGTCTACGCCTACGTCTGGCAGTTTTTTTGCCGCGACCACGTCTCTTTTTTGAACCTTTATTTCTTGTAGCTCTACGCATTAATCCTTTGCCAAATATTCTTTCACTCCATGACTGACCAGTAGTGCTGGCTTGACTATACGGATTTACTGTGTGGCGAATGGTTTCTTTGCTTTTCTCGCGATCAGATGTCTCATCATCAGAACTATACTCTGAATTTGAGCGCGAAAGACGCTCTTCCTCTGCTGCTGCTGCCGCACGCCTTTTCTTCCCTCTCCTCTTGAGTCCAAAACTTGGCATTTGTTTATATATTAAAACAATATAAAAATAAAAATAAAAATAAAAATAAAAATAAAAATAAAAAATCACTAAATATATATTAAGTTATATAAATATTTATTCTAAAAGTATTAAGCAAAATCGCGTTCCCATATTTCGCGTTTTGGTGCCATTCTTCCTAGCTCCCAGTCTGGGTTTGCTTTCATAGTTTTAAGAAGTCCATCATAATCTATATTTGGTTGTGAAGTTATTTTATTTAACAACATATTATTATAATTAATAGCAAATTGAGTATATTTTCTATCTTTTGTATAGTCAGCAGTCTGGCTAGCATTTCCTCTAATATTTCGGCTAGCATTTCTTTTTAATTTTTTAAAATTTGTTAATCCCTTGTCTAATAGTGCAAGCAAGTTTTTATTAATAGCTAGTGCCAATTTTAAATGCCGTTTATATTCTTGTTTGGCCTTGTCTTGAAAATCATAACAACCAATACTAAATCCTCTGTCGCTAAAGACTGCATCTAGTGTTGTAGTCTCCGATTTTGGCAAGCAATCACTAACTTTTGAAGCACCAATTCCTCGTCCTTTTCTTTTTGAATATAATTTACGTCTTATTTTAGCTAAAGTAGTGCGTTTTCTATTATTTTTAGTTTTCCGCATTATATATCAACAAATATTTTATATTAGTTTATATTATACTATATAAAATATGGATTTTTATACTCGCTTGTTTTGGATGTTTTTCTTAGTCTTTGTTATTTTATCTGGTTATTTACTTTGCTGTACCAAGAAAACTGATATATTTTATTTTCAAATAGCTTCTGGACTTGGAATGTTTGTTACAAGCAAAATTGGAAGAAGTTTTTTAGGAATAAGTAAAAAGTAGATTACTATATATAATTATAATTATATAAAATAATTATAATTTTATACTATATATGGGGTTTGTTAAAAAGGATATTTATAATGTCTTATTTATAGCATTTGTGTTTATTAGTATTATTTTAAGTTTCAAAACTTTTAATAATCGTATGAACGCATATATAAATGGCGAACCTCCGCCCAAGCGATTAATTCAAAGAACATTGGATACTTATTTTGAAAAATAATAACTACTTAAAAATACGTATATGATTGATTCCATAATTTATCTAATTTCCAAATAGGAGTGCGTTTATTTAGTGCCCATCTGGAAAAACGATTAACATAATGGCGACAATCATTAATACCCAGTATATATTTTTTTTGTAGAGTTTTTTCAAATTCAACAACTTCTGTCAATGTTTTGCTAGTTTCACCCCAATAAATAGTTTTATTAGGGACATTTTCTGGTATATAAAATCTATATAGTTTGTCAATAAATCTAACTTCTTTATTTATAACGCTAGTACTAGAAACACCAATACTAGAAACACTAATACTATTAATTGTCTTAAATTCACATATACTTGGTTCGCAAAAAGGTCTGTAATCATATCTTATAATAGTGTCTTCGTTTTTAAAACTAATTCCAATATGATACAAATTCAATTCATTGTTAAATTTTTCTAAATGTAAATGAACTTGCGTTTTTGGATTGTATGTTGGTACAATATACGAAAATAATGTTTGAATAAGTAATAATAAAACAAACATATTTAACTAATATATGATAATATAAAAATTGATTTTTAATATTTATATAAATATAAATATGTTTATATATTAAGGATGCAAAGTTGTTTAATATGCTTAGAAGAGTCTAATAATTTAAAGACAATAACTCATTGCGGAGTTTACTATGTTCATAGTAAATGTTACAGTCAATGGTTAACAAAAAATAATACTTGTATTGTATGTAGAAAATCTTTAATGCAAGAACCAACAGAGACACAAGATGTGTCTAGTCATGAGACTATATTAACATCAATAAAATTTGCTGTAGCAAATTTTATTATTAGTACATCGCTATTAACATTGACAATAGCAACTTTATATATTTTTGTAACTTGTGATTTAAAAAAAACACATTGTAAATTATTTTAATTATGTAAAGTTAAAATAATTATTTAACGTTTAAAGTAAGTTAAAACTAATGTCTATAAATAGTATAATATTGAATTATGTCTAATATATTATTAAGCGAACAAAATAAAGAACTTTTATGGAATATATTGTCTAATAATAAAGCATTTGTTAATATTCCAGAGTCAAAGTTTTCAAATGTAAAAGCTATTTTTGAAAGTAATATAACAAAAACTTTTAATGAAAATAAAGAAATTTTTATTACTAATTATAAAACTGGAGATTCTAAAAATATTGTTATGCAATTAAATAAAATCATTTTACAAAATATTATGTTAGATATTAATAATTTTAAGAAGTCATTATTAACACCACTAGATATAAAAGATATTTTCAAAAATGAGAAATCAGAAGAATTTGAAAAAGAGTTATTGGAGAAAAAAGTATCTTTTACTAATTTAATTACTAAAAAAGTTCCTGAAGCAATAGATTTTAGTGAAACAAAAGATACTCCTTTAGAAAATAATAGCATGAACGAACTACTTGAGAGAATACAAAGAGAAAGAAATAATGATGTTCCTATTCCTATTCCAAATAAATTAGAAGTAGTAGATTTGAATAAATTTGACACACCTTTAATTAATGAAGAAAATGTAAATAGAGTAGAAAAAGAAGATGAAAATATTATTACTAAGAAAACTAAAATATTAAATATTGAAGATTTAATAACTGGTTTATCGACGACAACAGAAAATACTAGAGAAAATAGTAATTTAAAAAAATTTATAACTAATGAAAATAATAATGAATTTAATTTAAATCTAAATATTAAGTTAGATTTTTTAAACAAACAAATAGAAAAAGTTTTAAGCAATCAAAAATTAATAATGGCTAAATTAAGTATATAAACAACAAAAATAGAATAAAATAAAAATAAAGTTATAGTATATATGCCTAGTGCCAAACGACTTAAACGAACCAGTAAAACACTAAAAAAAAGAATTCATAAATATTTATGTAAAAATATAGATATATGTTGTGAAGAAAATATAGATAGAAACTTCGCAATAGAACAAATTTTTACACTTTATAATATTATTCCCAATGAAATGTATGATGCTCATCCAGATGAACCTTTAGGTTTTGTAAATAATGATTTATCTAAATTTATAGGTTATACTATTACATTGGAAAAAAACAATGATAAAGAAGGCATAAAATTACAAAAGGAATTAGACAATGCAATGTATAAAAATAAAAAACTAGATAAAACTAAAATAACAGAACTTTTACATAATGTTCCACTATATTATTTATTATCTTTAATTGGTTATGCTCATTATAGATTAGCTGAAGTTCAAAGAGTGAATAAACTATATCCTAGAGAACAAAAATAACTAATAAATTAAATACAAATTAAATACAAATTATAAAATTTTAAATTTTATAATTTTATAATTTTATAATTTTATAATTTTATAATTTTTCCTTCCAATGATAAAAAATCTATACTTTTTGGAATCTATGGGTTCCATCGTCAAGTTTTACTAATTTACCTAAAAGCAATAATTCTTCTTTCAAATAACTATCATAATCAAATAATTCTTTTGTAACCTTATTATAAGCATATTTATTACCATTTATTACTAATTCATTTAATTTTAATACTTCTGTTTTCTTGTTTAATTTCATACCTTCGTCTTTATCTTGTGCCTCAATATTTGGAGTATATATATATTTATTTTCGCTTGGATTACCTATTACAAAACATTTAACATCTTTTTCTTTACTTGTTGAACGCGTATGAATACTGCAATCTATTGCCGACTCTTTGACTCCTTGTAATAATGAAGCATTTATTTCCTCTTTAATGCTTGATATTTCATATAAATATTCGTCACTTGTTATTACCTTCTTTTTATCTTTTTTCGAAATATCTTTTAATCGTAATTCAATTGATAAATCACTTGACAATTGTGCTTCGCTGAAAACCATCAAATATAAAAACACATTTACTGTTTGTAATTCTTTGGGTAGATCACTATGACTACAAATACGACGCGCACGACCAATAACTTGATGAATTCTTACAGGATGCCAATATGGTTCAGTAATATGGACATAACGCACATTCTTTAAACTAATGCCTTCAGCACCAGATGAAGTAATCATTAATACTTTAATTATTTGACCATAAAAATTATCTGGTGCTAATGTTTCAATAGATTTTACTATTGATGAAGGTACTAATTTCCAATTACTGTTTAAAACATTTTTAATAATTTCGCGCTCTTCAGGAGTTTCTGACCCAGTATATGCCGCATACATTGGTTTTCCCATATTTTCTTCGCCTATGTTTAGCACATATTCTCCTTTATCATTTTTCTTTAATTTAAATTCTACAAAATTATTTTGTTTTAAAACCAATTTGAAAATACCTATTCCCTCTAATGTTTTAAATTGTGAATATAATAAATGAATACCTTTATGGTCGTCGTCTATAATATTTTCCAATATATGTAAAAATTTTGGACTACAACGTTGTAACCCTTCTTTGGATAAATATTTATGCGAATATTTTTCCAATTCTTTTAATGCCTCGCTAATACGTTTACTATAACTGCCATCATTTACTTTTGGATTTGCTAAATCTTTTTCTAACTCTTTTATATCATCGGCGTCGTATTTACCATCTACATTTTCCAATTTTTCCGCAACAGTTAAATCATCCAATAGTTCCTCTGAAATGTTTTTACTAATGTTTTCACTGTCTTCTTCATCATTAATATTTTCCAAAGTGGCTTCTATTGTTGCTTCTTCATTGGGCATTGGGCGTTTTATGTTCGGTTTAGGAAATACAAAATTACAAAATGCACGAGAAAATATGCGGTATGTTGATGTGCTATCGCTATATAATTCATCTCCTTGTGCTCCACTTTTAGTTTTCTTGGATTTTTTCTTTTTATTTGCTTCTTCTAATTTGCGTTCTTGAATGCGCGCTTCTTCATAAACGCCAAATTGGAAATCGCTCATAGGGACTTTAATTATTTTAAAATCATTTGGATCATTATGGTCGTATTTGGGCATTAATTGTTCTTGTGCGCTTCTAAAATACGAGGTTAATCCGATTATGCGCATTTTAAACATTGATGGATTATTTATTGTATTATTTGGATTAATAAAGAGCGTTTTAAAATCATCAAAATTATCTGGAAGTGCTTTATAATTATTAATATTTATCTTTTTATTCGCAATTTTGAGAGATTGCCCTTCAAAAACCGACATCATTTTTTCTATAAATTCTTTGCTTGTTATTACATCGCTTGTGTAAACTAATTTATTTTTATTTGCTGCTGATTTAACATATCCAAAAGGATTTTGAGTAATAGTAACTTCATAACTTACAGAATTATATTCAATAGAATCAATAAAGTTTAAAACGTTAGCTTTGTAAAATAGTTCTTCTAATTTTTCTTTAGTCATAGTAACTTTGTCTAATATTAACTTAAAATTGTAACTTCTCAGTGAACCGCGTAATATGTTGAATAAGATGGCTATTTCATTTGGATAATTAATAATTGGTGTTCCTGTTAATAATATAATTTTGCAATTTTCAGCATCCATCAAATAATTATATAATTTCATTGATAATGATGTTTTGCGAGTTAATTTATTGACAATTCTACTAATAAAATTATGTGCTTCGTCTATTATTATTACTTTATTAGAAAATGGATTTAGCGTTCCTCCATTTGTCATACCGTTTAAATGGGAACTGCGAAGACCATTATAACTTATAAACTGGTACTTATAATTAATCATTTTATCTAATTGAGCATTAATTTTTTTCTGGTCTTCAAAATCGAGCGAATCATAATTTGGTTCTTTTTTAACATTAACGAACCATGCACCTCCATTTGCGGTAATATATTCTTGTGGCAATTTTAATAGCGTGCTTAAATATTCTACATATTGAGGATGTGTTTTAGTATTAATGAATTCCCAATATTGATTTTTTTTATATAAATAGTCTCCGCATTTTTTGAGTTCTTCTACATAGTTGTCTCTCAGCGATGCAGGTGTCATAATAAGAATTTTTTTATCATTTTTAATGCCTTCGGCAATGGCAATAGACGAGCATGTTTTACCTGAACCTAAACCATGATATAATAATAAACCTCTATAAGGTGTATAAATATTTATGTAATCTCTCACTATTTTTTGATGAATTAAGAGAGAAAAGTTATTACTATCGCTTGCCGAACAACTAATAGATGTTTTGCCTAATTCCATTTCCTTTTCTTCTTTTAATAATTCTTGCTTATAAGGTTCAAATAATGAATTAATAAAACTAATGAAAATCTCTCTATTATATAAATAATAGTTAGGTGCTTTTATTAAAACATTGGGTTCTAACTTAGGAATTCTATTTAAATATAAGGTTCTACCAATACGAAGATCTTTTGGAATTACTAAGGTTTCATCTATTGTTTCGTCTTTTATTTTTTTTGATTTAGATTTTGTAGGATCTGGATTACTTGGTTCAGGTTTAGGTGTTAATCGTTCTTTAGACGGAAGCTCAACATTAGCTTTTTTCATAGATTCGGTGGTCGGTTCTTTTATAATTATTTTTTCTTTTGTTTTCATTATTTGTGTTAAAGTATTTTCTGGACCCAATGTTTTTTTTGATTTTGTAGATTTTATAGTATCTTTATTTGTGCCTGGTTTTGGTTCTTGCAAAATAGCATCTTTAATAGAAGGTGAAGGTTTGGCGAAAGTCGCCTTTTTCATTTTTTCATAATCTTTTTGCACAACTCCTAAATTTTCTTGGAGTTCATTAAAAAATTGCTCTCTATTTATTAGTTTTTCGCTAGTTTTATCAATAATATTGGGAGCAACACCTTCACTTGGTATTTGTATCATAACTTGAAATTGTTGCGGTTTTTTTGGTATGGGTTTTATTTTTAATTGTTCAAGAGTTTCATTTATCATTATTATATATAATTAAATAATATATAATAATACGAAGTATTTTTAATATTTTACTTATTGTTTAATGTTTAATGTTTTTTTAAAGCAAATAATTTAAAATATGCGTGTAAAATATAATAAAATGTAATATATAAAAAGGTATGCTGAGTAAAAAATACTTCAGAATACTACATCATTTAATGATTTTAATATTACCAATTATATTTATATTATTACCATTAATATATCTTAAATATATAGCATGGATACCATTAGCAATAGCTTTAAGTTGGACCATTTATAATGGTTGTTTAATAAATATATTACACGACAATAAAGCTAATATTAATA